CTCCACGAGGCTGTCTGCTGCTTTCCATACGTTCACTTCTCCAGTGTCAATGTCCTTAGTTACCACCATCCAAATCGTGTTGTGATCTAAGGTTGTCTCGATGTCCAATACGATACGCTTCATATTCTGCTTTCAAGTCTTCATAGTGGTGAATGAGTAACTGATACTTGTCTTGCATTTCATAGTACTTAGTCTCTAAGTCCAACATTCTACCAGCTATCGTGTCTACGTCAATCATCACTCTTTCCTCTATACGTTAGTTCAGGGCAATGATACACAGGAACTTCTTTCCAATTAGGATGGTATGCTGATTTAATTATCACACCTTCATAACCACTTTTAGTTTCTGCTTTCTTAAGTCGTGCTCTGTAGGCTCGTTTGTGTGCATACTTTCTTTCCTTGTTCTTCTCAGCCCAAGCCTGAGTATTAAGTTTTCTTTGTGCAACCCGTTGTTCAATGACTTCAGGTGATACACCTTTAGCAATCATTCTATCAACCCACTTGCTCATTTTGCAGCCTCCATGTACAGACCCACGTTACCTAGTGCATAACCTACAAAGGCTATACCCAGACCTGTATTGCCTTTGACGATCAAGTCAATGGCTACCACAGTGTAAACCACTCCAACCACAGCAATCAACCATGCACTCATTTGTCTTGCTCCTCTTCTAGCTTATCCTTTTCTTTATCAAACTCTACATCACGTTCTTTATCACCCTTGTCACGACCAAATATCATGTCCCATCGAGCCTCATACTGCTCCTGAGCTACGTCAAAAGGTCTAGGTGTACTTCCTTTGCCTGTCATAATACTTCCTCCTGAATTTCAACCATGCGTCCAGTGTCCATGTCGTACTTCAAAGTACACGCTGGGCCTGTATAACCATTGTACCTATTCTTAGCCACTGAGATCTTAGTCTGATGTCTCTCATTATCATCCTGAGCCATTGAGTTACGCTCCAGTGTAATGACTGCATCACTGAGCTGAGCAATAGCACCTGAGCCTCTGAGCTGCGATAATGATACACTACCCCCATCTTCGTGACCTTGGTTCCCTTGCAGTCTACGAAGGTGGCTGACACAGATCAAGGTAATCTCTAACTCTTGCACCAGTGTACGAAGCTTCGTCATCATGTTATCAATAGCCTTACGCTCATCTCCATTGTCTTGACCAGATATAACAATACTGATGTGGTCAAGAAAGATAACCCTGCAATCGCAAGCTTTAGCCATGTATCGGATTCTGTTGGCAATGTTGTCCACATCACTGCTACCGAAATGGTCAAAGAGATAAACACGATTAGTACCAAGTGTTGCATCGAAAGCATCTTTAAGTTCCTTCTCAGTTGTTGGTGTGTCAGGCAAGTGCAGAAGCTTGTTAGCGTGTAACGACATAATGCTTCTAGCAGTCTTACGAGTGGATTCTTCGAGGAACAAGCCTCCAATGTTCCACTTAGTAGTGTTCAGTATATTGAACAATATCTCACGTAGGAATTGACTCTTACCTAGTCCACTACCTGCTGTGACTGTAATTAACTCTGAAGGTCTGATACCATAGAGAAGCTTATTCAAACCCTTCCACGGGTACATAGCCTCAGCCTTAGCCTCAGGTTTAATGACTTCCTCCCACAGTGATGCAGCATTGATGATGCCATCTGGAATGTACACCTCAGCTCTCCACCACTCATTCACAAACTCTTTGGTAGCACCAGCAATGAGGTAGTCACAGGCATCTTTGTAGCCACTCAAGTGCTTCACAATCTTAGCCTTATTACCAAACAATTCAGCCACTTCCTTTGCAGCCTTCTTACCCGGTTCATCAGCATCAAAGCAGATGACAATGCTATCGAAGGAGTTAAGCCACTCATATTGTGCCTTGCAGTCCTTTAAAGCTGCCTGTGCACCGTTTCTAACTGACACTGAAGGGTATAGGCTACCTTGCATCTGAAAAGCTGCTAGAGCGTCAAGTTCTCCCTCAGTGATGGTGACGGCCTTGCCACCAGCGTGAAAGAGCTGTTGTCCGAAAAGCCTAGCATTCGTGAATGTTCCAAGAATGCTGAAAGTTTTGTCTGCCACTCGTCTAAGTTTTGCTGCAACAATTCGTCCGGCATCGTCAGTGTAAGGATAAAAGTGTTGTCCATTGTCTTGTGTAACTCCATATTTCTCACAGGTTTGAAGGGTAATACCTCTATCAGGTATTGACTTAATGGTTCCTTTGATGTCTAGCATCTGAGGCTTTCTAGGTTGTACTGCTTGCTGCATAACTGACAGTTCATCAGCATCAGTTTCATTGTAGTAAGTATTGCATGAGAAACAATACGTGTGGTTGTCATCATACAACCCGTTAGCGTCTGAACTACCACACGCATCACAGGCAATATGCTTAATGAGTTTAGACTCAGGCTTAGGTTTACGTACTAGGTTTAGCTTCATTGTCTGCAGCCTCCCTTAGTTCTTCACCAGCCCTCAGGCTTTCAATGACCTTCAATGCTTTCACATCAAGGTAGCCATAATAGATTTCACCTCGAAGCTGGAAAGCTGTGAAGTCCTGCAACAAGGTTAGACAATCAGCTATCAACTTAGCATCATTGTCCCCATGAATGATATTAGACGGGAAAGGCCAAGGCTTATCAGGATCAATGTCAGTGTTCATTACCATGATAGAGGGTCTTCATTTTCTTTGGCTATCACGTAGCCGTTGTGCACTTTGTGCAAGACAGCCTCAGACACATGAGACATAACCTTATCACGACCATTGTTCATGACTAATTCAGCCATGCTATCAATAACAGACCAATACCAGCACTCATACTGAACGACATCAAGATCATCGTTATCATCAAACAGTTCTATAGACATAAATTATCCTTTCAAGGGTTGTTGTCTACTTTAAAGTCTTTATAAGTATATTACTTAAATAATACTTATATAGTGTATTTAACTTCTATGAATCATCCTAGATACTTTGTAGTATCTTTAAAGTTAGGGTAGCACACAAAGTACAGATTGTCAATGCTCTCCTTCAGTGTTGGTGTCGCTAACGTGACAGTCATCCTCTTCAGCCTCAGCACTGTCATCTATATCATCCGAAGATATAAGGTCTTTACGATCCTTTGTAGGCAAGTGTGAGTCAGCCTGTACAGTTTTGAAACATTGCTGGCATAGGTCAATGAATGCACTCGTTACAGCGTGTTTACGTGTGCTTTCATAGTCCGTTAGTAGTCGATCACAACATAAGCATTTCATACATCCTCCCGTATTTCAACCAAGTCCATATCATCAGGGTCATAGCCTAATTCTTCATAAACCTTATCCTCTGCTGATTCTTCATCTGCAGCATATACCCATACTGTACGTGTTGGGCTTACCTGATAGCAGTATTCATTCATCTTGCTTCCTTTTGAAGGGGTTAACTTTTACCCATGCTTTCATGTGCACTGGGCTTCCATTGGAATCATAATTCAAACTGTACATCCCATCAATATGCTTGAACCATAGCATCCCCATAGGTGTTTTAATGGGTGTCTCCCTTGGTACGTCATACAGTGGAATTGAAGGTTGTTCAATCCAGTCTTTTAAGTCTATGTCTGAGAGCATTTAAAAGTCCTCACTTTCAAGGTTAAATTTAAAGTGTAAAGGTTCACCAAGACTATTGAACTGATCTCTGATTGACTGTAAAAGCTTTTCTAAGTCATCGTCAGTCATTAAACAGTTAAATTCAAACCTAATAACCTCAGTTTTAGATTCGTCTGAATGACCCACAATAGAGCCTTTTGTGTAGAACATAGTATGTACCCCTTACCTAATGTAAAATGATGGCTTTAAGAGGCCATAGATGGCTTCCAAAGGGCTTTTATTATCGCTATCAATGGTCTGTTGTTCATCATGCTCAAGTTTATAAGCCTTTGATGCCTGCCATTCAAGGTCAGACCACTGGAAATGTGAGATTACTTCGAGCACATCAAAGCCATTGAACTTCACTGAGTCTAAGTCCCTGCAGTCCCCATCTTCATCAATCTGACATTGAACGTCAACGATAGCGCATGAGTCCTGCAATTCACCTACAAAGTGAAAGGTTATTGTTTCGATAGTCATTGTGTTGGTTCCTTTCTTTGAACGTGTTTAGACAATAGCCAATTATCACCTAAGTGTCTAATTGATCTCACCCACTTTAACCGATAGCTTCGCCTTACGTGCTCAGGTACGTCATAAGACTTGAATAATTCCCGTGTGTGTTTTAGTAGTTTAGTATTCATTTTAATCCTTTGTGTACTCAATAGCCTGTAGCCAAAGCTCCCAAGCATCCTCGATACTATTCCAGTATTCAGCCCCTTCCCTGACAAGTTGCTGATCTCTAAAGTCACCCCCTTGAGCCTTGTCCATGTATTCAAAGAAATATTCAAGCTCATAGGTGGGTGCATTACCCATACAAAGCCTGTATGCCTTGATAAATGCTTTTTGTTCCTTTGTCATTTCATTCTTCCATTAAAAACGTGCCGTTGTGCACACATGATGCAAACAAGGCATCATCAGAGTAATTCTTGAACCCTGCAAACCCATGCAGTTGGATGTGTCGGAACACTTCCCTCTGTTCTGCAGGTTCTCTGTCAAAGAACCAATCTGCTTCGTAGTCAACGCAAGCGTTTATCATTTGTGTCTTAGTCATTGCAGTCATTATTCTTGCTCCTCAAGATCTTTCAATTCATCGTAGTAATGCCCTGCAATCTCTCTGAAATTAATCTGCTGAAATGCAGCTGATATGAGGTCAGTCACAAAGCCACACTGAGCGTCTTGAGCCACGTCAATATAACCCTGCAGAATATCTTTAATGGTGTCTCCCAAACGATAATCAACGTCTGACTTATCCTCCCATGACCCCATGAGTCCAAGGCATACGTTGGAGATCTCCTCAGTGGCATAGCCATCTTGATCGAGCCACAGGTTAGCCAACCATGTTTCATAATTAGTCCAACCATTGTATTTTCTATCATTAGTCATTGTTTAACCTCTTAAAAGTTAGGCCGTAGCCTATGTAGTGCGACAGTGCACTGCAAAGCACTCTACTTGAATGCTTCACGGTAATCTGTCACTAATGCGACTCACTGATAGAGTACGTCAAAATAAGCCAATGCACCACCTGCCAACATGAGGCCGATAAGTACTGCGAAGCATATATCTATAATCTTGTCAATCATAATATTACAATCCTTTTAATTAATGGTAAATAGATTTTAGACCCAAAGAATTGATAATCAAACATTTGAGCATCCACAATCTTTTGACTGTGTGCCCTTGCTGCTTTCATGGTCTTAAAAGTCCCGACAGGTGTTTGGCTGTTGGGATGATTCACAATATATTTATATTTCATTTTAAATACCTTTTGCATAGTTGCGTAAAGTTCTAATATAACCCAGCTTGTCAGTGTGTGCTTGAGTGTTACCCTGCCAAGCCACTACAACTGAGCCTGACTTGCGAACACCTAAAAACCGCCCACGGTTTGACTTAGTACCTGCGTAAACCATCTGACCCGCTTGAACGTGCTTGAGCAGGTCAACAGGCACTGCCCAGATGTCAAATATAGATTGATATTTCATGATATATTCCTTTATGTTGTTGAACCGCAACCGCGACCACCAGCTTCACCAGTTGCCCAGTCTAGCAGGTCAAATGCGTCTTTGTACTGCAGTGTCTTCTTGACTGGTGCTTCAAAGCGTTGGCCTCCACGGATGTACCGTTGTGCCTCAGCGTCCTTCTTAGTCTTCGAGATGATCGAGTATGCGTCTGCATCGTCTAGGCACTCGCAGTACCAGTATGTCAGTGTCGCCATGTTGTGCTCTCCTTTGGGTTAGTAGGTCAGCTCCTTGCCTTCCTTGTCCTCTATTATCCAGCTGAACCTTACACGAAACTTACAAACACAGGTTTTAGACAATTATTTGCAAACTTTAAACCCTTACGTATAAACCCTAATGCCTTTTATGACCTGAGCCATTTAAACGACCTCAGAGCGTTTATTCCTTGTTTGGTCACTACCCCATCAGACAAAGTTACTAACACCACAACTAATACTTATCCACAATTTTAACTCTTATATAAGACTTTGCCTGTGTATAACTTATACCCTTACCAGTACCTTATCCACACCTTGTGAGTAACCTGTGTATAACTAATAACCCTAGTACTTTGAAGGTCATTAGTAATAACCTTAGGACTTCAGAGGTTATTAGTGAATAGCCTTAGTACTTCAGAGGGTACTACATCGACCCTCACTCTACCTCTAGTTGACTAACTAGACGTTGGCTAACTAGACCTAGATCATAAGTGTACATATGAGTTTAACTCACAAGCCTGTGTTGTGACTACAGAGTTCACATTGTGACTGCTCAGTCTATAAAGTGACTGGGGGGTATGCCTAATTTTATCAGTTTAATATCTAGGGAGCCTCTGAAGCACACAAAAAAGTAAAACTAAAAAGGATTAATTAGGGACAGATGAAGTAACCATAAGTACTTGATTTATAAAATAAAAGTAGTGTAGACTACAAAGTATCTAAAATGTAGGTACTTGTGTGTAAATACAGACACTTTGTACACCTTAGCAAGGGAACTTCAGCGTAGCGTTAAAGTGAACATATATGTGACTACAATCACATAAATGTATAAATATATGTGTATACGACAATAAAAGCTTGACAAATAGACATAAGTATGATACAATATTCTTAATAGGAAATAATTGTGTTTACTAAGTAGCCTGACCCCACTACTAAGTTAAGACTAAGTAGGCTGATATGTATAGCCGAAGGCGTACACCCTAGTAGGGGAACATAGAAGTTAAATACCACTTAAATTAATTATTATAAGTAATTACTTACTAAGTAAATTAATATTATTATGTCTATGTAACTTAAGTATAATGTCTTAGTACTCTATAGTACTATATGTAAAAGTCTCCCCTATAGAGGATAAAGACGATGGAAGTAAAAAATGATAGTGTCTCAATGGTTATGTCGCCTAAACTACGTGGTAAGGGCAGACCTCCAAAGACTGACCTTCAAGCTGTTAAGAATAGAACGAAGAATAAGGTAGGTAGACCTGTAGGTGATGCAGGTAGACTTCAAGAGTTCAAGGAAAGATTACTAGCCACAGGTGGTACTAGAATCCTTGATAAGATGATTCAGATAGCCTTGGATGATGAACATCCCGGACAGATGGCAGCAATTAAGTTAGCAATGGATAGGATATTACCAGCCTCAGTGTTTGATGCAGCTAAGAGTGGTGGTAGTATGCCTCAGATTAGTATTAACATTAGTGGTCTTAATAGTCCTATTGTGTCTACCAACGATCAGTCCTTGGACGAAGATGTGATAGACGTATGACACAATTAAACTTCCAACTGCTTAAGTGGCAGCAAAGTGTCTTTAAAGATACTACTCGCTTTAAAGTGGTAGCTGCAGGACGAAGGTGTGGTAAGTCAAGGTTGTCAGCTGTATCGCTACTGATTGAAGGTTTAAATTGTCCTGAAGGCTCAGCTGTGATGTATATAGCACCTACCCTAGGACAAGCTAGAACGATTATGTGGGACTTACTACATGACTTGGGTAGACCAGTCATTAAAGCAAGTCACATCAATAACTTAGAGATAACACTGATTAATGGTAGGAAGATATTAGTACGAGGTGCAGATAACCCAGATAGTCTTCGAGGTGTGTCTCTAACCTACGTAGTACTTGATGAGTGTGCTTTCGTAAAAGAAGATACGTGGCAGAAGATCATCAGGGCTTCTCTGTCAGACAAGAAGGGTAGAGCTTTATTCATATCTACTCCCAGTGGAAGAAACTGGTTCTATGACATCTTTAAGTTAGGTAGCTTTGAAGACAAGGCTGACCAGATAGACGAAGAGTGGAAGTCATGGCACTTTACCACTCAGGACAATGAGACTATTGATCCTAAGGAGATTGAGGCTGCTAAGAGAACATTGAGTTCCTTTGCATTTAAGCAGGAATACCTGTCTAGCTTTGATACTTCAGGTGCAGATGTCTTTAAAGAAGAATGGTTCAAGACTGCTAAGGAACCTCAGTATGGAAGCTACATTGTAGCCATTGACTTAGCTGGCTTTGAAGAGGTTGGTAAGAATGCAGGTGCATCTAAGAAGAGATTGGATGAGACAGCTATTGCAGTTGTTAAGTTAAAAGATAATGGTGATTGGTGGGTAGATAAGATACAGCATGGTAGATGGGACATCAGAGAAACTGCTGTGAACATCTTGAAGATTGTAAGAGACTATCAACCAACAGCTGTAGGTATTGAGCGAGGAGCATTGAAGAATGCAGTACTGCCCTACCTAACTGACTTGATGAGGAAGAATAACATCTACTCACACATTCAGGACTTAACTCATGGTAACAAGAAGAAAGCTGATAGGGTTGTCTGGAGCTTACAAGGTCGTATGGAACATGGAAGGGTATCCTTCAATGAGTCTGAGGACTGGAGTGAGTTTAAGGATCAACTGATTATGTTCCCCACAGCTGGTGTACATGATGACTTGGTGGATGCACTAAGTTACATTGACCAGCTGGCTATTGCTTCCTATAACTCTGATTATGAAGAAGATGAGTGGGAAGTTTATGACAAGATTGCAGGTTATTAAGGATACACATTATGGCATCGGATGAAATCGGTAAAGACAGTCCCTTTGAGGAACCTACAGAGTCTGAGAAGGAACTAACCTCTTGGATTGTTGACCACACAGACCGCTGGCGTGACCACCGAGATGCTAACTACATTGACTTGTGGGAAGAGTATGAGCGTATTTTCCGAGGTCAGTGGGCTGCTGAGGATAAGCAACGTGAGTCAGAGCGTAGCCGTATTATCTCCCCAGCTTCTCAGCAAGCTGTTGAGACTCGCCATGCTGAGATCATGGAAGCTATCTTTGGTCAGGGTGAGTTCTTTGACATACAAGATGACGTTAAAGATGTCAACGGTAATCCCTTTGATGTTGAACAAATCAAGGTTCAACTACACGAAGACTTCAAGAGAGATAAGATTAAGAAGTCAGTTGACCAGATTGAGTTAATGGCTGAGATTTATGGTACAGGTATTGGTGAAATCATTGTTAAGTCTGAGAAAGAATATACACCCTCTACTCAAGCCATCCCCGGCATTGCTAACGCAGCAGCTATTGGAGTTCAAGAGAAGGATAGGGTTGCAGTTAAGATCAAGCCTGTCAATCCTAAAAACTTCCTTATTGATCCTAATGCTGATTCTATTGACGATGCTCTGGGCGTTGCTATCGAGAAGTACGTTTCCATTCACAAGATTGTTGAAGGTATTGAGAGTGGTATTTACAAGAAAGTAGACATCACACCTCAGTTTGATGATGACAAGTTAGAAGCTACACAAGATCTGCGTAACTTTGAAGACGATAAAGTTAAGTTGTTAACTTATTATGGATTGGTTCCTCGTGAGTACTTAGAAGAAATGGAAGAGGGCGATACTGAGATCACAGACCTGTTCCCAGATGACTCAGTAGCTGATAACCACTCTGACTTGGTAGAAGCTATTATTGTGATTGCCAATGACTCAGTACTTTTAAAGGCTGAAGCTAATCCTTACATGATGAAGGATAGACCAGTTATTGCCTACCAAGACGATACAGTGCCCGGAAGGTTCTGGGGTAGGGGTACGATGGAGAAAGCCTACAATATGCAGAAAGCTATTGATGGTCAGCTTCGTGCTCACTTAGACTCTCTAGCCCTCACCACAGCACCTATGATTGCTATGGACGCTACAAGGCTTCCACGTGGTGCTAAGTTTGAGATTAAGCCCGGTAAGGCTATCTTGACCAATGGTGCACCTTCTGAGATATTGTATCCCTTTAAGTTTGGTCAAACTGATGGTAACTCAGTAGCTGCAGCGCAGAACTTTGAACGTATGCTCTTGCAAGCTACAGGTACAGTTGACAGTGCAGGTATGCCATCTAACGTACCCCGTGACGCAGGTGCTGGTGGTATGTCAATGGCTATGGCTGGTATCATCAAGAAGTACAAACGTACATTGAGTAACTTCCAAGAAGACTTCATGATCCCGTTCATCAATAAGGCTGCATTCCGTTATATGCAGTTTGATAGTGAGCGTTATCCTTCAGTTGACATGACCTTTATCCCCACAGCTACCTTGGGTATCTTGGCACGAGAGTTTGAACAACAACAGATGATTGGTTTGTTGCAGACACTTGGCCCTAATACACCAGTATTGCCATTGATCCTTAAAGGTATCTTGCAGAACAGCTCATTGTCTAACCGTGGTGAACTGATGCAAGCTTTAGAGCAGATGTCTCAGCCTAACCCACAAGCTGCTGAGGCTCAACAGATGCAACAACAAGCTGCAATGGAGCTGGCACAGGCTCAAGTGGCTGATCTGCAGTCTAAAGCTCAAAAGCAACAGGCTGAAGCTCAGAAAACCATGATGGAAGCTCAGATGATTCCTGAAGAACAGCGTGTAAAGCTTGTTCAGGCAGCATCTACTAACCTAGATAAGGGTGATGACTTTGAGAAACGTCTGAAACTGGCTGACATGATGCTTAAAGAGAAGCAAGTTAACCTAAAAGCTGCTGATATTGCCTCAAATGAGCGTATTGCAAGCCTCCAGATGGCAAATAGATCAATGAAACGATAGATTTTACTTGACAAAGTGTTGTTTTTATGCTACAATAACACTTATATAAGTTATTAATAAAAGGATAAGCCAAATGGCCCCTGATTTACAGAAATATTACGAAGAAACCTTCAATACCATGAGTACTGAGGGTTGGAAGTACCTCATAGAGGACTTTGAAGAGATTAAGGCTAGTTTAAACAATCTTTCTACTGTCGACGATACACAAACACTATATTATCGTAAGGGACAGCTAGATATTATTGAATTAGTTTTAGGGCGTAAAGCTGTGTGTGAGAAGGTATATGAGGAGTTAGAAGATGAGTAAACGCATCTATGACTTCCATTGTCCTAACGATCACATAACTGAATCGCTGGTTGATAGCGATCATACCACTGCTAAATGTAAGGTATGTAGTAAGGACGCTATCAGGGTTGTATCCTCCCCAAGGATAAAGCTGGATGGTTGCTCAGGCGATTTCCCTTCAGCTTCCGATAGGTGGGTACAAGTACGGGCTGAAAAGCTCAGTCAGGAACAGAAGCAGAACGCATCCCACGTGGGTGACTAACTCTGAATTCATTTATAACACTCCTAAAACCCATATAGGGCAGGACGAAAGGTAGGTATGGCTCTCATTGAACAAGAAGAATTGGGACAAAGCGAATTTGATGCAGTAGATGAACAACAGGCAGCAAGGCAACAAGCACCTGTAGAACAACAACAAGTCTCTAATGTTCCCGACAAGTATCGGGGTAAAAGCTTAGAAGACATCGTGACAATGCACCAAGAAGCTGAAAAGCTAATTGGAAGGCAAGCTCAAGAAGTTGGTGAAGTTCGTAGATTAGCAGATGAGCTTTTGAAACAGCAACTCTCCTCTAAACAAGTACAGCCTGCAGTAGTAGAGAATGAGGTAGACTTCTTTGAAGATCCTCAGTCAGCGATTCGTAAAGCAGTATCAAATCATCCTGATGTATTAGCAGCTAAACAAGCTTCATCACAACTTCGACAAATTCAGACACAAGCAATGCTCAACAAGAAGCATCCTGACTTTGTAGATATTGTACGTGACGGTGAGTTTATTGACTGGGTTAAAGCCTCTCCCATGAGACTTAATATCTATGCAATGGCTGATGCTAATTATGATTTTAATGCTGCAGATGAATTACTCACGACATTTAAACAGATCCGCACATCTAAGACACAACAAACCACTGATGCCGGAAATGCTGTACGCAGGCAAAACTTGTCAGCAGCATCTGTAGATGTTGGAGGGACTGGTGAATCATCTAAGAAAGTATATCGTCGTGCCGACCTTATCCGGCTACGTATGACAGATCCTAACCGTTATGAAGCACTTGAGCCTGAAATTCGAGCAGCTTATAATGAGGGACGGGTTAAATAACTTTTTAAATTAATTATATTCTTTAGGAGAATTAAAAATGGCTTTAGGTACAGATCACGTCACGCGGACAACCGCAGACAAGTTCATCCCAGAAATCTGGAGTGATGAAATCATTGCAACATACAAGAAGAACTTGGTGTTGGCAAACTTGGTTAAGAAAATGACCTTCAAGGGTAAGAAAGGTGACACCGTTCACATTCCTTCACCTACACGTGGCAGTGCTTCAGTTAAAGCAGCTTCAACTCAGGTAACACTGATTGCAGCTACTGAATCAGAAGTTGTTGTTTCTATCGACCAGCACTATGAGTACAGCCGCTTGATTGAGGACATCGTCGAAGCTCAAGCTTTGTCTTCACTGCGTAACTTCTACACTGAAGATGCTGGCTATGCTTTGGCTCGTCAAGTTGATACATCATTGATCCAAATTGGTCGTTCTGTTCAAGGTGGTGGCGGTACATCTGCTTACTCAGGTGCTTTCTCAGGTGCTGATGGTACTACAGCTTATGTTGGTGGTTCTACTAACACAGGTTTGGGTGCTCTCACTGATGCAGCGATTCGTCGTTCCATTCAGCGTTTGGATGACAATGACGTTCCTATGGATGGACGTTTCCTTGCTATCCCACCTTCAAGCCGTAACACTTTGATGGGCTTGGCTCGTTACACTGAACAAGCTTTTGTTGGTGAAATGGGTAATAACAACACCATTCGTAACGGTGAAATTGGTAACTTGTACGGTGTTCCCGTGTTTGTTACTTCTAATGCTGATACTACTAACGGTACTACAGCTTGCCGTATTGCACTGTTGGCTCATAAAGACTTCGCAGTCTTCGTTGAGCAAGTTGGTGTACGTTCACAGACTCAGTACAAACAAGAGTACCTCGGTACATTGTTCACAGCTGACACACTGTATGGCGTGAAAGAACTGCGTGACGGTTCAGCAGTTGCTTTGGCTGTTCCAGCCTAAGTGATAGAGGGTTCCCACTGTAATAGGTGGGAGCCTTTTTAATGTGCTTTATAAAGCATATCAGAAAGGTAACATAGTATGAAATTTAAATGTAAGCAAACTAATCTAGTCTACAACTTTGAACACGCAGTTGATATTGCTTCTATGTTGAAGCACCCTGACTATGAGGAAGTAGTTGAACAAGCTGAACCTGTGGTAGCAACTAAAGCAACTAAGAAAACAGTAAAACAAGATGAAACCAGTATCGACGGGTAATGTTCTTACTGCAGCAACGCAGACTACTATTTTCACAGTACCCACTGGTTACTATGCTAGATGGACTCTTTGTTACGTTGTAAACCATTCAGGTAATAATAAATTTATTGATGTTGTGTGGTATGACGCAAGCACAGCAACTGAAGTTCACGTATTTGATAACTATGTGTTAACTGCTACTCAGTTTGTTAAATTTAATGATGGTGCTTATGTTGTTCTTGAAGAGGGCGATCAAGTTCGAGCAACGTCTGAGACTGGCTCCATAATGAATACTATTAACACGTTTGAGTTATACAGAAAAGGCGAATAACATGGCTTTATCAGCAGCAATGCAATGGGCTTTAAACAACGGCATGACAGCAGCTGATGTTTACAAGAACATTAATGACTTCTTAGCTACAAACCCAACTGCTGCTCAGTCTCAAGCACAGATGGCTCAGTATGGTATTTCAGGTGAAGACGTAGCTGCTGCAACTGGTGGCAAGTCTGGTGGTATGCTTGGTGGTAACATTCTAGCTGGTGCAAGCTGGAATAGCCTTAATACAACCTTGGGAGATCAGTTAACAGCTGCTACAGGTCAAGCTTCATCTAACTATTCCGTTGGTGGTGCAACTACAGCTGATACTTTAAAGCAACTTGATACGTTCTTAGCTGGCGGTGGTCAGTTTGACCCTAATGCTACTGTCTATTTACAAACTGGTGGTGTTGACTTCTTGCAGGGTGTTGATAAAGGCACTATCAAAGATAACATCAATCAGATGGTAAAAACACTTGGTAGTCAAGGTGTTAATGTTGTCTTAACTGGCTCTCCTTATGCTGCATCTTTAAATGATGTACAGACTAATAACTTCAATCCTGCAGTAGATCCTTTATTTACTGAGATTGCTAATGAGAACAACAATGTAGCTTTGGTAGGTACTCAAGGTGAGATTCTGCAAAACAAGAATTTGTTAATAGATGCTTTGCACACCAATGCTGAAGGTACAGCCATCTACAATCAGTCAGTTATTGATGCTCTGTCTCAGTTTAAGAATGAAGTTCCAGCAAGTACTCCTCAAGCGATTGCTCAAGCCTATCAATCAAACACTGTAGCTACAACTCCAGCAGTTATTACTCAAGCTGCTGCTAGTCCTCCTATTGCTCAAGCATTGGCTACACAAAATGTTGATAGTTTAATTGCAGCAGGTAATTTAAATCCAACTCAAATAGCAAAACAAACTGGTTTATCAGAAGGTGAAGTTACTTCTCGTATTGGTGCTACATTGCCTCCTAACCAAGCTGCTTTGTTTGGAGATACTTATGTTCAAGCTGTTAATCGAGTTACTGGTTCTGGTCAAGATGAACAAATCGGTGGCTTAGAGAATGTTATTACATACAAAGCCAATGAAAATCAAGCTGGTGGAAGTTATAACCAATACACACCTACAGGTGAATTAGAGCGTGTAGGAACACAAGAAAAAGTAGCCTCATTTGCAGGTGGTCTAGCTGAAGCCTTTAATGACCCTTTTGTTCAAGCAGCCGTGTTGGGTTTAGGTGGTGGAGGATTCTTAGGTAATGCTTTAGGTCTTACAGGCTCTACGGCACAAGCAGTTGGCACAGGTGTTTTTAAAGGTGGTGCTGCTTTAGCTGGTGGTGCAGATGTTAGTGATGCCTTAAAAGTTGGACTACTTAGTGGTGGTTTAGTTTATGGTGGTAATGCTTTAAACAACTACTTAACCACAGGAACTACAGCAGATCCCGGCATTACAGAACGTCAGTTTGCTGCAGCAGATGCTAAACAGTTAGCAGACCAAGGCTTGTCTCCAGCTCAGATTAAAGATACTTTAACAGCTGGTGGATACAACGATATTACTGTTGAAAGAGCTGTAGCGTCTGTTACTCCTCCTACTTCTACGGCTGCATCAACAACAACAACAGCTACAGGAGTTCCAGCAACGTCAGCAGCTTTGGAGTCTGTAAACATTACAGGCACTGCAGCTCCAGCTATCACCAATGCTGGTGGTTTGTTGAGTAGCTTGGTAACAACACCACCTGTTGCAGTATCGACACCAGTTACTGACGGTGGTACAGTTAAAGTTACAGGTACATCTACACCTCAACAAGTAGATCAAGCAACACTAAACTTACTTAATAGTCAAATTGCAGCTAATGTAACTACACCTACAACTGTAGGAACACCTACTAACTTAGCTAATGTTCAAGTTACAGGCAACAAAGGTATGATGTCTGGAGATACTACAGCTACAGATATGCTAAATACTCTTGCAGGGTTGTCTACAGTGCCTGCTACAAGTGATCCAAGAGTAACAGTTACAGCTGACAGACCAGCAACTAAGCAGGAACTTGTAAATACTATTACAGCTGCAATTCCTACTATAACACCAACTCAAGCTGCTACGGTTGCTGAACAAGTAATTACAGGTAATAATACAATTACAGTAAAGGATGCAACAGCAGCACTTGCAGCTGTTATACCAACAATTACTACGCCAGTCACAACACCTGCTACAGTTGATCCAAGAGTAACTATTACAGCTCCTAAACCTGTGGTAACACCTGAAAATATTAATACTATTGCAGCTGCTATACTTACACCAACAGTAACACCAGATCCACGAGTAACAATCACAGCCGATAGACCCGTAGTTACACCTGAAGCTATAAACACTGCTGCAGCTGCTGTTATACCAACAGTAACACCTGACCCTAGAGTTACCATTACAGCCGATAGACCTGTGGTAACACCTGAAGCTATCAATACTGCTGCAGCTGTTATACCTACACCAACCGTTACAGCACCTACAACAACCACTACTACACCTACAGATCCAAACAAGAAGAATGAGCTAGGTTTAACTGATGCTCAGATGTTGGCTTTACTTAAAGGTGGATTAGGTTTATTGGGTGGCTTGGGTGGTGCTTCATTGATTGGTGGCGGTGGTGGAACTTCTACAGGTGTAGGTGCTCTTCCTACACAAGGTATGCCAACATACAATGATGATTACTTTACTAAAGTTCAACAAAACTATAACAGAATTCTTCCAGCAGTCCCTCGTGATGTCGCATCGCCATTACGTGACTGGTACACTTCACAATACGGAGCTTAAATGACAACAATCATTACTAAGAATAGTAGCACAGCAGCTGCTACACCTGCAGCAGGAGACTTAACTAAAGGTGAGTTAGCTATTAACGTAACAGATAAGAAGCTGTACACTAAAGACAATAGTGCAACTGTTGTTAAGATTGTAGGTTCACTGGGTAATCAGGAAGCTAATGCTGTAGCTGTCACAGGTGGTACATCGGCTGGTGTTGCCATTACAGGTGGTACAATTAATAATACTCCCATTGGAGCTACCACTGCAGCTGCTGTGACAGGCACTACAGTGACTGCTACTACTGGCTTTGTTGGTGCTATCACAGGTGATGTAACTGGTAACGTGACTGGCAATGTGACAGGTAACGTAACTGGTAATGTCACAGGTAACTTAACTGGTAACGTAACAGCCTCCACAGGTACTTCATCATTCAACGATGTCACCATCAATGGTGGCTTGAACATGAATGCTGGTACTGCATCTACTATTACTAACCTCACATCTCCAACTAATTCAGGTGATGCAGCTACTAAAGGTTATGTTGATACATCTATCAGTAACCTTATTGGTACAGCTCCAGCTACATTGGATACTTTGGGTGAGATCTCCGATGCTTTAAATGATGATGCTAATATTGCAGCTACATTGACTACAGCTATTGCAGGTAAACTTGCATTGGCTGGAGGTACAATGAGTGGTGCTATTGCAATGGGTACGTCTAAGATTACTGGCTTAGGTACTCCAACTGCAGGCACTGACGCTACAACTAAGACCTATGTAGATACTGCAGATGCTTTGAATCTTCCCTTGGCAGGTGGAACAATGACAGGTAACATTGTCATGGGTGCTAACAAGATTACATCTACAGCTACACCAACAACTAATGATGACTTAACTCGTAAGGCTTATGTTGATAGTATTTTAGGTAGTGCTACAGCAGCGTCTACTTCAGCATCCAATGCAGCAACTTCAGAGACTAATGCAGCTAACTCAGCCTCTGCAGCCTCAGGTAGTGCTTCTGCAGCCAGTGCTTCAGCAAGTTCAGCTGCAGCGTCCTATGATTCCTTCGATGACAGGTATCTTGGCCCTAAGTCTTCAGCACCAACAGTTGATAATGATGGTAATGCTCTGTTAACAGGTGCTTTGTACTGGAATACAACAGTATCAACTTTGTATGTATGGACAGGTTCAGCTTGGACTCAAGCAGCCTTTACAGCAGGTGGATTTGCTACGTTGACAGGTACAGAAACACTGACAAACAAGACCCTGACAAGTCCTATCCTGACAACTCCTCAGTTGGGTACTCCATCTAGCGGTACGTTAACCAATGCTACTGGTCTCCCTTTATCTACTGGTGTAACAGGAACACTTCCTATTGCTAATGGCGGTACTGGTACAACTTCAACTACATTTGTAAATGCTGCAACAAATGTAACAGGTACATTACCTGTTGCAAATGGTGGCACTGGTGCAGCAACTCTCACAGCCAACAATGTAATTCTCGGTAATGGCACAAGCGCACCTTTGTTTGTTGCTCCTAGCACTAGTGGAAATATATTAACAAGCAACGGGACAACTTGGCAGTCAACCGCACCATCAGCTAGTGCAAGCGGATTAACTTTAATTACAAAACTAACTGCATCTAATTCAGCATCTTTAACATTTACAAATACAAGTATCACATCAACTTATGATAATTATTTATTTGTTATTAGTTCATTAAGGGCAGCCGAAGGAAGTTCAATTTTATTTTTGCAAACATCAACAAATAACGGATCAACTTTTGCAACAACAGCAGGAGATTACAAATATAACAATGCTAAATTAGAAGTTACTTCTGCTGCTTGGCAGAATAATGCTTCAGAGACAGCTACCGCATTAAGGCTGGGTTATTTAGAACTTGGAAGTGCAACTAATGTTCCAGAGGCTTCTTTAAATGCTCAAATTTATATGTCAAACCCTTTGAAAGCTGCAGACATCACACAGTTTTTTGGGCAGATGTCTGCTTTTGAAAATTCCAGATCAGCAACTTCATTTGGTGGTGGCATGAGAACTACAGCACAGGCAAATAATGCTATTAAATTCTTCTTTGATAGTGGAAACATAGCATCAGGAACTATTCAGATTTTTGGAGTGCAAAAATGAGATTTAAAACAACTGACAATGGCGTTTTTGAATTAACTGCTGAAGAAGAAGCTGAACTTGATGCAAAGCAAGCTGCTCACATAGCGGAACTAGCAGAACTTGCTAAGACACAATATCAACGTGATAGGGCAAAAGAATACCCATCAATCAATAACTACATTGATGGCGTAGTCAAAGGTGACCAAGCACAAATACAAACGTATATTGATGCGTGTCTTGCTGTTAAAGCTAAGTATCCAAAGCCTAATTAATCATGACACAAGAAGTATCTCATGAACAAATCTATGATCGTCTACTGGCTGTAGAGTCCAAAGTAGATAACATAGAGAAGAATACTGAACACGTAATTAAAGCCTTTAACGCTGCTTCAGGTGCTTTCCTAGTACTTGAATGGATCGCTAAAGCAGTTAAGCCTATTATTATTATAGGTGCTTTCTTCGGGGCTATTTGGTTAGCTATTGACAGTAAATTTAATGGAGTAAAATAACTATGGCATTGGCAACTCTTTTAAGTGGCGTAGCTGCCACAGGTGCTTCACAAGGAATTCGTACAGATGGTTTAGTACCAGCTCATGTACAGATTTCAGGTATTACTATTGGTACAGTAGCTGTTCAAGGCTCTGTAGACGGTACAACATGGGCTACAGTAGCCACAGCTCTGACAGCTGATGGTATTGTAACTCTTGCATCTCCCCCACCTTATATACGAGCTAACGTAACAGCTTTTACATCAGGTTCAATTACAGTTAAAATCTTTTATTGATAGGAATACTGATATGAATATGCCTAAACGTGGTCAGCGTACAGCTACTAATAAGATGAAAAAGGTTATGGGTGAGTACAAAGAAGGTTCTTTGCATAGTGGCAAAGGTGGCCCTGTAGTTAAATCTCGTAAACAAGCTATTGCTATTGCCATGTCTGAGGCTAATATGGCTAAGAAAAAGCCTAAGAAAGCTTGACATTTACTTTAAAGTATGTTACTATAGTATTATAGATATAAGGAATATTAATGACTACGACTTATTTACAGTTGGTCAATAACGTATTGATACGATTAAGAGAGACTGAAGTATCGTCGGTTGGTGATACTCCTTATAGTTCTTTGCTTGGTGTGTTTGTTAATGACGCTAAGAGAGAGATTGAGGATGCTTACGATTGGAATGTACTAACTACTACCATTGTTATTCCAACAGTAGCGGGTACTCGTAACTACACTCTGACAGGTTCAGGTCAAAGGTTTCGTACTCAGGATGTTTTAAATGACACTCAAGATTATCCAATGCAAGCTGTACCAACTAACTGGATGAATAGACAATATTATCTAGGTACAATACAAAATGCAGCTCCTTCATACTATAACTACTCAGGCATCACTAACGATGATACTAACGTAGACATCTGGCCTCAGCCGGATGCAGTGTATCAGTTAAGGTTTGAGTTAGTTATTCCTCAAGTTGACTTAGTAGCTAACTCTGACCTGTTGAAGGTTCCTCCTCACTTAGTACAGATGCTGGCCTACGCTAAAGCTGTTGGTGAACGAGGTGAAGATGGTGGTTCAGCCTTTGGTGAAGTATATCAGCAGTATCGTCTAGCTTTGGCAGATGCTATTGCTATTGAGAAGAATCGTTATGATGATGAAAACACTTGGATTGATGTCTAATGGTTGCTAAGCTCTTAACCACTACAGTATCAGCTCCGGGCTTCATGGGGCTAAATACACAGGATAGCTCAATCTCTTTAGAGGCTGGTTATGCTACTGTGGCTAATAATTGTGTGATTGATAAGTTTGGACGTATTGGTGCTCGTAAGGGATGGTCTCTATCTCATGTTTCTAACAATGATTTAAGCACTGCTGACGTTAAAGCTATTGGTGAGTTAATTGACATTGCTGGTAACTCATACATTATTGCTGCTGGTAACAATAAACTATTTAAGCTTGTAGGTTCTACTCTTACTTTGCTGACATACGGAGGTGGTGGTACAGCTCCTACTATCACAGATAGCCACTGGCAGATGGCTCCTTTGAACGGTGTCTTATATCTGTATCAAGCTGGACATGATCCTCTAGTGTTTGACCCTGCTGTCAGTACAACTACATTTAAAAGAGTATCTGAGAAGACTGGCTATGTAGCTACAGTGTCCAGTAACAATACAGTTATCAGTGCCTATGGTCGTACATGGAGTGCTAATAATGCTACAGTTAAGAGTACCATTCAGTTCTCAGACTTACTTTCAGGTCATGTATTAAGTACAGGTACAGCTGGTACATTGGATGTATCTCAGGTGTGGCCTAACGGTGCTGATGAGATTATATCCTTAGCAGCTCACAATAACTTCTTGATTGTCTTTGGTCGTAGACAGATTCTTATCTACTCCAATGCTACAGACCCTAATAATCTTACATTGTCTGATGCCATTACAGGTATTGGCTGTTTAGCTAGAGACTCAGTAGTAGCCACAGGTGGTGATGTTATCTTCTTGTCTGACTCAGGTGTACGTTCATTAATGCGTACCATTCAAGAGAAGTCAGCTCCAATGAGAGATATTAGTGCCAATGTACGTGATGACTTAGTACTTGAGATTAGTTTAGAAACTGCAGCTGACATTAAAGCTGTATATTCAGATAAGGAAGCTTTCTATTTGTTATCTTTACCAGCTCGTCAATTAGTGTACTGCTTTGACATGAAAGCACCCCTACCTAATGGAGCTAACAGGGTTACAACTTGGGATGGTTTAGTTCCAACAGCTTTTAAGTACACTCGTAACAAAGATTTGTTAGTAGGTGAAACTGGTTACATTGGTAAGTATGATGGCTACAAAGACAATGCTAACCCATACTTGATGCGCTACTTTACCAACTACTTTGACTTTCAATCACCTACAGTTTTAAAGCTTATGAAGAAGGTAGGCGTAACAGTTATTGGTGGTGGTGGCTATCAAGTTACTTTAAGATTTGGCTTTGATTACAGTGACATTTTAAATACTAGACAGTTTGCTTTAGCTAATGCTGCTGTAGCTGAATACAACATAGCTGAATTTAACATTGGTGAGTACGGTGGTTCAGCCTTTGACAATAAGATTATTAATATTGGTGGCTCAGGTAGAGTTATTCAACTTGGCTTTGAAACAAGTGTATTTAATAAACCAGTATCCATTCAGAAACTTGATGTCTATGTTAAGACAGGAAAGACACGATAATGAGTAACTATACAAAAGCAACTAACTTTGCAGTTAAAGATAGCCTGAATACAGGTAATGCTGCAAAGATTATTAAGGGTACTGAAGTTAACACTGAGTTTGATAACATTGCTTCAGCAGTGAATTCTAAACCAGATGCTAATAACGGTGCATTGACAGGCACAGCCACTGCAGTAAACCTTACTGTCTCTGGTACATTTACAGCAACAGTTGACGGAGGCACGTACTAATATGGCTATAGATTATACAAGTTTACTAGGGAATCTTGGTGCAAGTGCCATAGGTGCTTTGGGCACTAACTACGCAGCTAACCAAGCAGCTGGTAACGCTACACAATCTGCTCAGCAAGCTGCACAGATGGCTCAATTCAGACCTGTAGGAGTTACTACAAGGTTCGGTAAGTCAGGCTTTCAATATGACCCTACAACTGGGCAGCTAATTGGTGCGGGCTATCAAGTAGCTCCTGACGTAGCTGCAGCTCGTGAAGGTTTAATTGGATTGGCTGGTACTGGCATTGCTCAGACACAAGCTCAACAGGCTCAGCAAGCTAGTATTAATCAAGCTGGTCAAGGTTTGTTTAACTTAGGTGCTGGCTACATAGCTCAGACACCTCAAGCACAAGCTCAACAGTACATAACTCAACAGCAACAACTGTTAGCTCCGGGTCGTGAACAGTCATTGGCTAATCTAACTAACCAACAGCAACAGCAAGGTCGTTTAGGTCTAGCCACTGGTGGAACTATGGCAGGTTACACTGCTGGTGCTCCCGGCTTGCAAGCTGCTAATCCGCAGATGGCTGCATACTACAATGCTATGGCTCAGCAAGATGCACAGTTGGCTGCTCAAGCTCAACAAGCTGGACAGCAACAAGCTGTGTTTGGTCAGGGTTTAATGACTGGTGGCTTAGGGCTACAAGGTGCTGGTTATGGTTTACAGACACAAGCTTTTGCTCCATACACTAACTACATGGCAGGTGCTACTAATATAGAGAACCAAGGTTTGAATGCTTTGACTCAGGGCACTGCACTGGGATCAGCAGGTGCTGCACAAGCTCAAGCAGCTGCAAATCAGTATGCAGCAGGACAGTCTACTGCTAATCAAGCTCAACGTGCAGCTTTGCAAGGTACTGTAGCTGGCTTAACAGATCCTATTAGTCAGCTAATTAGAGGATTGTCTACACCATCTGCAACACCTTATCAACCAGCTGCTGTTAGCGGATACTTTGGATACTAAGGAATAAATAATGGCAACACAATCAATTCAAGGTTTGTTTGGAGGTATGGGTACTCCTGAGGAAATGCAACGTGCTATGCTAGATCAGAAGGCTGCACAGTTTGCTGAGATGACTCAAAACCAGCAACTTAGCTCAATGGCCTACAAAGGCGGTGCTAACTTAGGACAAGGTTTAGCAGGTGCTTTTGGTGTGGACATCCAAGACCCTACTATCCAACGTGCTACCCGTTTACGTCAACTTGCAGGTCAATATAACACTAACACAGCTAAGGGTCTTCGTGAAATGGCTGCAGCATTACAAGCTACAGATCCTGAATCATCTCTGCAGTTAACTCAACGTGCTATGACTATGGAGATGGAAGAAGCTAAGTTAGGTTCGGAACAAGCTCTTAAAACACAACGTGAGCGTGAAAGAGAATCTGCAGATCCGTTCCAACAACTATTAACTAAAGGTGTCTATACTCCTGCAAGTTTAGCCTTATATAAAACATCAAAGAATGTTGCTGACTTAAAGTATAAGGATAAAGAGTTTTCACCTTCAGAGATTCAAACACTACAAGAGTACAGAAAAACATTAATCTCACCTGCTCAAGACAAAGAGATTGCAGAAGTAAACGCTGTTATTAAAGCAGCTGGAGAAGGTAAGGGAACTAAGATTGTTAATCAGCTTCCCGGTGTAAAAGGAGCTGGTGATATTGTTGGTCTTCGTCAGAACCTTAACACTACATTGAAGCCTTATCGTGATGCTGTCAATGCAGCTTCTACAGCTATTGAGTTAGCAGATGATGTTCTTAAGACAGGCAACTTTGCTTCAGCTTCAGCATTGTCCCGTCAACTTGCTAAAGCAGCTGGAGAACAACAACTGTCTAAGTCTGACGTAGATGCTTTCGGTGGAGATCCTTCATTGGTTGGTATGGTGTCTGATACTGCTTCTCGCCTTGCAACAGGTACTGCAACTGCAGATACTACACGTAAGTTAAAACAACTTGCTCAGATTATCAAGAAGAAGAATGAAGCTCTTGAGAACAATGAGATTAAACAGACACAACGTACAGCTGAGCTATCAGGTCTTTATACACCTGAGCAGGTTAAAGAAGTATTTACACTGAGAGGTAACACACCTGCTAATGTACGTAAAACTAAAAGTGGTGTTGAATATACTGTAGGGGATAATTAATGAAGTATGTTATCAATGGCAAAACTATTACCACTACTAAGGAACTAACAGACGCTGAGATTGATGAGATTGCAGCTGAGTTAGGCGGTGCAACACCTACAACTGGCCCTGAAGCCATCCCTACTGGAGGTAATCCCCCAGCTCCTCCGGCACAGCCCCAGATGTCAGCTAATGAGCGTATGTTTAATAACGCTATGATGGGTGCTGCAGCAGTTCCTATCTTAGGTGCGGGTGCTAGAGGAATACAACTGGCAACACAAGGTGGTAGAGCAGCACCATACACAGCTAACTTGGCTAAAGCATTATTGCCTCAGTCTGGTCGTGCCTTAGCAGCTGAAGGAACTATTGGAGCTGCCAGTGGTTTAGTTGGTGGAGAGACAGGCCAACAGGTTGCTCAAAAGTTTGGAGAAGCTTACAGACCAGTTGGTGAATTTGTAGGTGGCTTAGGTTCGGGTATGTTTGCTAACACAGTTACTCGTAATGTTCCTGAGCTGGCTCTAGGTGCAATGAGGTCGCAGACTGGGAACATTGTAGATGATGCAGCCAAAGCAGCTGGTGGTGTACGTGCTCGTGGTCGTTTGTCACAAGCGATGGAAGCTAACCCAACACTGTCTGATGATCTATTAAGGGCTAAGGAAATTGAAGCTTCTACAGGTGTGAAGTTACCAGTTACAGCTGCTTCTAAAGGAGATACTACTCTAGGTGGTTTGGTTAGTTCACAGACATCCCGTGGTGAGAATGCTTCATTCACAGCTTTCATGGCTAACCAAGAGAAAGAAGCTTTAGAGTCTGTTAAAGTAGCTCAGCGTAGACTTGCTGGAGATCCTAAGAATGCTGAGGCTCTTGCTCAAGTAGAAGCTAAGAAGGTAGAGCTTGAGAACTTTCGTAGAGAGACAGCAGCTGAGATGCGTTTGGCTAATCAGAATCGCACACTTGAAACAATAGATACTCGTATCAAAGAACTAACTGAAGATACTTTAAATGTATCTACAAATAAAGAAGATATTGGCAACCGTGTTAATAGTTTGTTGTCTGCTAAAGAGAAGGCTGTACGTGCTGACTTCTCTAAGAATGTATACACACCTTTACTGGATAAAGCTAAAGCAGATGGTGTTGAGATGGACTCTCCAGTGGCTGCTGTAGTTTGGAATTACATCAAGCAGGAAAGAGCTAGTGATGTGTTTGCTAAGTTCCCCGGCTTACTGTCACAAGTAGACAGAGCTTTTGCACCTAAGAAAGCACCTACAAGTAGTAAGTTTGCTGCAAAGTATCCTAACCTTGTTAAATCAGTTGAAGGTACTTTTGAGCCTGTATCTGTTACTGATGTTGACTCTTTAAAAAGAGCTGTTAACAAAGCTATTGGAGACACACAGGATAGAGATCAATCACGTATCTTGCTTGGCTTTAAGAGACAACTGGATGAAGCTATTGGAACGATGCCTGAGTCCTTTGCAGTTCCATATAAGCAAGCTGATAAAGACTTTGCAGCTAAGGTTGGAATGCCTTTTAATGAGGCTGGTGTAGTGTCTGTGGACAGGTCACGCTTTGTTGAGTCTGTAGTTCCAATGCTTACAAACAAACCTTCTGCTGTACGTCAAATCTTAGCAGCTGCAGATAACTCTCCTGAGGCTGTAAAGATCATTGAAGATGCCTTCTTGATGCGTATTGCACAGACAGATGGTATTGTCAATAAGAATACATTGGAAGTTAATCCTGCAGCTTTAACATCATTCATTAAGAAGAACAACGCAGCTATTGAACAAGTACCGGGCTTAAAAGAACGGTTACAAGGTTTGTCTAACAATGTAGGTGACTTGCGTACAAGCAGAACACGTATTCTTGATGAACAGAAACAAGCAACAGTTGAAAAGTTTGCTAATGTTTGGTCAGAGTCTTATGGCTCTAAGGGTGGTTTTGAAGGCTTTGTAAACAATGCTTTAAAGACTCCTGAAGACATGAACAGACTTATCCGTATGGCTGGTTCAGACCCTGCATTACGTAATGGTCTTAAGAGCAGTATCTTAGAGATTGGTTTGAACAATCCTAATAAGATTGCTTTCTATACTGATAATGCCAAGGCCATTGATAATTTGTTTGGTAAGGAACACTCACAGACAGTTAAAGACTTGTTAGAAGGTGCTGAAAGACTTGCACAGTTCCCACTGCGTAATAAAGTTAATCAGACACTGACACAGCAGACTGGCTTTGAACGTGAGTTTGGTACTGACCCTGCACGAGCTGCTTCATTGATTCGTCAACAAGTTCAAAGTACCTTCTATAAGGCTTCTACTTTGTTTAGTCGCTTTGTACAGAATAAAGCTACTAAGTCAGAGGCTACAGAGATACAAGAGTTCTTAAAGAACCCCGGAGCTGTAGCAGATGCTGCTGATCTTTTAAAAGCTTTGAATGATACTTCAGATCAAGGTATTAAAAGAGCTTTAAACATAGCTGGTAAGCTGGCTAAGAACACTGCTTCAGCAGGTATCTTTGGTGGTATTGCTCCTGTCATCACTGGTGAGCTTGGCTTGAGCGAGAGACAGCCAGTACAGCAATTCGCTGAGTAACCCTTATGAAGAGGCTAACTCTAGCCCTTCTCATCATCTTTACGAGTTTTATAGCTACGGCTGGCTTCGACCCTAATGCAGATAGATGTGTTAGATGGACATGGAGGTGGGCTGCTGACTATAAGACTCGTATTGCCGTTTGTCTAGAATGGAAGAAAGCATACAAGAATGATCGTTGATCCTCTAACAGCTCTAGCTGGCATACAGAATGCAATCAGTATGGTCAAGAAGGCTAGTAAAGTAGCCAATGACCTAGGCTCTCTTGCACCTGTGATTGGCAAGATGTTTGACGCTAAATCAACCGCTACTAAGGCATTGATTGATGCAAAGAAGAGTAAGGGTTCCAACATGGGAACAGCTCTTCAGATTGAAATGGCCTTGGAACAGGCTAGAGCATTTGAAGAAGAACTTAAGATGTTGTTCATGACAACAGGCAAAGTTGATGTTTGGAATAAGATTAAATCCCGCCAAGACCAAATGGACATAGACGATGCAAGAGAACTCAGGGCTTTAGAGAAGGCAGAGAAGAAGGCTAAAGCTAAAGAGCAAGAGATGAATGAGCTGGCTATGATTATTGGTGGTAGCTTCTTTGTCCTCTTCTTAGTATTTGTTGGTGTTTATGAATTGATGGACTTCTGTAACACTACTCAAAGGTGTGGTAGGTGAATGAATATCAGAAGACCTTTGACCTTTGCTTAAAGATATTTGTCTATGGTTGTGTAGCTCAATACTTTTTAGGTTTCCTTAAGTTTCTCCCTGACGATCTCTCCAATAAGATTGTTGCTTTATTACTCGGTAAGATAGGACTTTAATATGTTAGAAATGCTTGGTGGTGGTTTACTTGGTAGTATCTTCGGAGGTCTATTCCGAATGGCTCCGGAAGTTCTTAAGTGGTTAGACAAGAAGAATGAGCGTTCACATGAGCTGAATATGTTTCAGTTTCAATGTCAGCTAGAGGCTCAAAGAGGTGCTCAAAGGTTATCTGAGATAGGTGCTCAACGTGAAGCTGCTATTGATGTTGGTGTCATGGATGCCTTCCAGTCAGCTATTGAGCAACAGACTGAGATGGTTAAAGCTGCTGGAGCTGGATGGGTAGCTTCTCTGTCTGCCTCAGTACGTCCTGTGGTGACTTACTGGATTCTAGCTCTGTGGTCATTCGTGCACATCTGGTTGTCCTACAATGCTTGGGTGTCAGGTATGCCTCCACTGGATGTCTTTAAAGTCATGATGTCAGCTGACTTTGCAGCTTTGGTATCAGGTACTTTGAACTATTGGTTCCTTGACCGTACATTGTCTAAACGAGGTCTGTAATCATGGATCTGAGTATTGCAGCTGAGCTGTGCAAGAAGTTTGAAGGGTTTAGAAGTAAGCCCTACTTATGTCCTGCCAATGTAGCTACGATAGGCTATGGCAGTACATACTATGCTAACGGTACTAAGGTAACTCTGCAGGATGCTTCCATGAGTGAGCCTGAGGCTGCAGAGCTTCTCTTGAAGGAATTGGAGCATACTTACTTGCCCGGTGTCATGAGATACTGCCCTATTTTAGCTACTGACAACAGGAAGCTTAATGCCATTGTTGACTTTACCTACAACCTAGGTGTTGGTAGACTACAGACCAGTACGCTGAGAAGGAAGATTAATGCTCAGGACTGGGATGGAGCTAAAGAAGAGTTACTCAAGTGGAACAAGGGAGGCGGTAAAGTACTTGCTGGCCTTGATAAGCGAAGGAAAGCTGAAATAGCATTGTTCTAGAAACAGAAAAGCCCCAAAGGATCACTCCTAAGGGGCTTTTTTAGTGACATAGCCACGGAAGTTACTGTCCTAGGATAAACGCTAGTGTTATAAATCCTATGTGTAAGTAGATGACTTGGTTAGCTTCCTCTGACATCTTATCATTCTCATCCATAATATAGAGTTCATCAGCTTCTATACCAAAGACTAAGCCAGTCTTAAATTCAAAGTCTAGTATCATAACTACCAATGCCTCCAAGTGTTAATAATGATATGGATGCAGGTAATCATTTCGACTACCCGCATAGTCCAATAGAAGCTATCAGATTTCACAAGCACCAGCTGTACAGGCAAGGGTCTGAGCACCCTCTACGTTGTCAGTGCCTTCAACCAGTTTGTCCCAGTCAATACCTAGAGGCATACTGGCAACCATTGCATGATACTCAAACTCAGTCATGGACTCATAAGGAGCTTGTCGGTATGTTCCACCATCCATAGGTAGGAAACTCACACCTGTAATCTCATCAAAGTTATTCCACACCCATGCACCAACTTCAGGCCACTCATTCTCATTCACTGAGATAGTTACTGAAGGCTTATGCTCACAGTAGTGTCGCTGGAACAATAGCCACAGCTTTAAATGTTGGATAGCATTCAAGTCTTCACGCAGTACAGCACCCTTCTCAACTCGCATTGGGAAGCTAAAGATAGTTGTGCTATCAGGTTTCATCACACACAACTCAGATGGAAACCCTTGCTCTTTCAAGAATGCAGTCAGAGGGTCTTTGTTATCAGACCGAACACGACGAATAAAGTACTGACTGTGCTGAGGGTGGATGCCACTAGCAGTGCCTGTGAGCTGCGATACAGTTCCTTCAGGCTTAATGGCAGTGATGGCAGCACTACGATTAATACCGATAGCATCAGCAAGCTCAGCGTTAGTGTCAATAGCAACATTCTTTAGTCCTTCCAAGATAGCTGGTAACTCAGTGTTATCAGGGTCATTGAGCAAAGCATTATCCAAGATACCAGTCATAGACACCCCCAGCAAACGCTCCTCTTCAGTGTTTGTCTGCCACACCTTACGCAGGTACGGGAAGTTAGTCATTGTAGATTGGAACGTACCTAGGATAGTAGCTAAGCGAACCTTGTTACGTAGGGTTTCCACAGTATCATCGCTACGAACAATAACAGAAGACAGGTTACAGAATTGATAAGGACGCAGAATAATCTCACTGCATGGGTTTGTGCCCCACTCTTTACCCAACTCCCTGCGTCCACTCTTAGCTGCTTGAAGTTCACTTGCATAACGATTAAAGATGCCTCGCTCTCCAGAATGTGATTCATAAATGCTTGACCACTCACGCATAAACTTACCTACCTCAGGCTTCACTTCGTAGATGGCACTGTTGTTAGCCAAGGCACGTTGACCATTACCATCCCACCAGTTACCAGCTTTAGCGTGAGCCATACGGTCATCACCTAAGTCTGACAGAGAGATCATTGCAGATCTACGAACCCCACCGACAACAACTACCTCTCCCACCTTGCAGAGGATGTCATGCGCTTCAAGCGAAGTGAGCTTACGGCCCGTTGCCCCTTTGAATTTAGCAGTGACGTAGTGAAATAAGGATACAAGGGGTTCAGGCCCTGACGCTCTTCCACCAAAAGTCTTAAGTCTAGCACCTGCGGGACGCACACCTGATACGTCCCACTTTGGAATCTCACCAGCATATAGCAAGGCAATGACTTGTCGTAAGGCTTTAGCCCATCCCTCTTTGGAGTCTTTAACATTAATGACAGTGCCACTATTGTACAAATCAACTGGAATCTCAGGTAACTTAGATACATACTTTTGCTCCACACTAAAGCCTACACC